TGTGCTTCTTTTTCCGTCGCGGTGTACTGCGCGACTTCTTCTAAGGTGTCAAGATCACCATTCATATATGCTTCTTGAAATTCTATTAAAGCATCTTCTGCGTCTCTTGTGTCCTTTCTTTTTGCATATCCTGCTGCATACTTATCAAGGGCTTTAGTTATAGGTTTTAGTTTATCTATCCCTGACTCAGCAATGTATTCCCATACTTCTGCGTTCCATGCATCGACTCCTTTATGCTTGTCCTGTTCTAATTTCAGATCAGCAAGTCCTAAGACTTTTTGTTGTTCGAAATCTTTAAGTAGACTATCTCTATTAGCCTCTCTGTATGGTGTTAGATCAGGTAATTTAAGTGGTTCAAATGTACCACCTTGGTCGGAGGTTTCGAATTCAACCTTCGTTCCAAACTTTGCAGAAGGTTTTGTTGTAGTTGTTTTAGATTTTTGTGTCATTGGCCTGCACCTAACCCTCCAACACCTACAGCAGCACTTAAGAAAGATCCAGCGAAGTCACCAAAACTAGGACCAGGTACCGGTAAAGCAGCTCCTGGTGGTTGTAAATTAGGACCTGCTCCTGTGTTAGTAAATCTCATACGTGGTGCGATAGCAACCTTACTCCAAGCATTCGTATCAGCTTGTTGATGTTTCATTTCAAGAGTAGACATTCTAGCTTTAGAAGCTCTTTCAGCACTCATTAGGTTTCTTGATAACATCTGATTTGCACGTCCAAACTCACCTAATGTATTCATCATATTTGATCGGGCTTTAGATCTACTATAACCTGACCCACTTCCTCCTGACGCACGTGCTACACCTGCAGAGCGCATCAATTCCTTTTGCATATCATTTTGTTTGAATGCAAATTTATTATATTGTTCCTCTTGTCTAGTCATCTCAGCACCGAAAGCAATATTACCAGCTTTATTATTTAAAGTGAGTTGATTCGTATACTGTGCTAACTGTTTATCATATATTTCAACTGTATCTTTATTATACTGTTCATTACCTTGTTTCGCCCATTCTGATTGATAAGCAGTTTGAGCAGCCTGATTAGCAAATGCTCGATCTGCTTGTGCTTTAGCATGGGCTGCTTGTATCTTGGCGGAACGTCTTTTACTTTGGCCACTTAAGAAACTCGCTCCCATAGAAACGGCCATTGGCAGCAGTAACATAATTTATACCTCCCTGTTAGTTATGCACGTTGATAGAATTTTTTGTTGTATTTTCCTTCCCATGTCATTCCTAACAGACTGACTGGTAGAGGTGTATCCCCTATGATACTGAGTGAAATATTTTCATTACGTTGAAATACTGGTACATTATGTACACTTTCAGCAGCCATTGCAACGTCGTTTGCTGTATATGTATACGGCATAATTGCACTGACTGTTTGTGATCTGTTTGGTATACCAGTTAAATTGACATTATATTTGACGGGTCCACTAAGACCTGTTGAAACTTTAATACGATGTATGATTAGATCTGATGTATAATCATTTTTAGATTGTCCACTCGCACTACTGTTTACATATAATTTAGGTAGGTCAATTGTCATTGTATATATGTATCCCATAATCAGGTTCTTACCTCTGTAATCACCAGCAATATCTACATACTGATTAGGTGCAGACCCTGCGACTGTAGGGTATAGTATAGCACCAACTGATGCTTCAGTAGCACCAAGAGTACCACCAATATAACCACCCAATGCAACGACAGTTAATGTCTTACCTGCATGGTGTGTAAATGGAAGGTAGACTCTGGTTACATCTAGAACACCTGTTGACGGATATATTCTATATGGATTAGCTGTGTACATATCCATACATACATCAGTCTTTTCACCCGTAGGTAAGGTAAGGAATCCTGTATCACTAGCCTGTCTAAGGTCTATAGAGTTGACTGATACATTAGTACCATCAGATACTATTGCATAGAATGTACTAGTATCGAAGAATTGATCAACTAATGTACCTGTTAAATCCCATTTATACCATGTAGAAGCTTTCCTTCCCTCCACATTTTGAAGGAACCGATATTGATATAGAGTACTAGTACCTGTATTACCAAGTGAAATCATACTCATACCAGGTGATGCAGTTATATTATCAATAGTAGATGGTACGAATTCAGGTACAATACCTGTTGTATTAAATGTACTTGGAGGATCAGTTGTACTAATATTAGCTATTTCAAATAGTCTAGTCCATAAAGGAGACTTAGATATAAATGCTAATGAAGACCCTAAATCTAAAGCAGGTATATGTGTATCACATTCGAAAGAAGATAGTGTATTTACTTTTGCTGTATCAGGACTTAATAAGTCTGAATCAGTTGATAATAGAAATTGTTCATTCTCACTGAACATAACTAAACCAGCACTTGTTGTCCTAACATAATTAAGGAATACAGGTTTAGTCGAAGATGCTGATATATCAATAGGATCATCTGCTACAGCAATCTGTGCAGAAGATGCAAAGAAATCATAAAAGGATCCTGCCTTACTAAGTATAACATTACCACCACTTAAGAATCCAAAACGGTTTCTAAAGAAGAACATATTTCTAATAGTACTTCCTACAAACGAAGGCATAGGATTAGTAAGATCATCTCCTACGTCTCTACTCTCCCAAGTAATTGGTCTAAAATGAAATGTTCCATCTGCTTCACGTGTGAGTACGTGTGGCATAGTTAGTGGATCAAGCTTATATTTAAGATCAGGTGCGTTAGTTTCTTCCCATGCACCAGGTCCATTAGTAGCATCGTTTGATGCTGTAAATTTAACCCACATATCATCGGCTTGAATACTCTCACTATTAACTATTTTAAGTTTAAACCCATTATGACATTGTGTAGGTAATTTACTTATATCCGATGCTTTATCTGTAAATGCATATATAGCAGTATCTGATGGTCCACCTGAAACCTTAATAGATGTTACTAGTGTTACATGTATACCACCACCCACAGCTGTAGCAACACAACTAGCGGCATCTCCACCGGCTGCATTTATATTAGTTACTAAGTTTGAAATTATTGTAGGAATATCAGCGTCACCTGCTGTAGCGTCTTGTGGTGTTGTGTAACTGACAGTCACACCGTTTAATATTACTTCGTATTTAGAATTATAAGCACCGACATATAGAACAATAAAAGCATCAGAATCTATAGAATCGACATTATCAGATGTAGTAGCAACTATTCTTGATTTATTTAAAACATAAGTAAAATCATTTAGTGTGAGTAATTCTATATCATCTGAAGATGCACCTCTTAAGTATCCTTGATGTGGAATACTAGCAATAGCACATGTATTTAAATCTTGAATATAACCACCTGAACCTGAACCTAAAGCTGTTGATTCAGCAGAGACTGCACTGTTATATGCCGTCTGTGCTGTGTTCATGTTGTTAGTAGCTGTAGTCAACTCAGCTGCTGTGTTAGCTGCTACTGTAGTTTCTATTAACTCATATACTCTCTTACCTTCTGCTGCAATAGTAGGGTGTTCATCTGTCATCTCTAGGCCAGCTTTATAGGTCAGAGCTATGACTTTAAATGTAGCATTTCCACCACCACCTGACACAGTTATCACTTCATCTATCTTGTATCCAGTCGTAGCAGTTGTACCTCCAGCAGTTGCTACTGTAATCAGTTGATCAATGACTCCACCTGTTACAGTATAGGTTATTGTTAAACCAGTACCTGCACCACTTGAAGTTGTAGCAGCTGTAGTTGCACTATACCCTGTACCACCACTGACACGTTCTAATGTAAGAACTGGTCCTGAGATAGCACCATCGGACATACTCTTAACATCTGCTACTGAGGTACCAGAGTTCCATTTAAGTACAGTCCAAGTATTGTTAGTACCTGATTTATATATACCAGACTTTATCTCTTCTTTAACAGTACCTTGTGATGGATCATAATCAAACTGTGTCTCCCAATGAGCTTCACGAGTTGCAACCTGACCATCATTTGTTTCCGCAAAAATTGCTTGTTTAGTATTTAAGGTATCTGCTTTTGTATCAGTATCAGTTACTGCAGTATTATAAGTATCTAAATCTGTTTTTAAATTAGTATAAGCAACGTTGTCCTTACCAGGACCACCGCTGTCATCTCCCATATCTACAACTCTAGGACTTCCGTCTGTCAGACTCCAGATTTTAAAAGTATTACTTGCAAATTCTCCTACATATTTTTCATCTTCATCTCTTAGTATAGAGAACCATTTACCATAAGCTTCTGTTTTAGTAACAGTAAGTGTTATTGCTGCACCTCCTCCACTACCTAATACAGAATCAGCAATGGTTAATGTATCACCTACTACATAACCTTTACCAAGGTTTGCTGCTCTAATACTTAGACTATCAGCAGTAGTAGCAAAAGTATGTTTGGCAGTTACAGTTAAAACAACTGAGGTACCACCTCCACTTCCAAGTGAAGAGTCAGCTATAGTAATAGTTTCAGCTACAGCATAACCTGCGCCACCTGTTTTACCATTTCTAGTATCTAAGTCAACAGTAGGTTTCCCATCTGAGTCTACTACAACTTTGAGGTCAGCTCCTGTACCAGAAGCACTACCACCTGCGTTAGCGACATAATATGTACCCGCTGTTCTGCTACTATTTGCAACACCATTGTGTGTGAAAGCTGTAACTTCTCCATTAGCTAAAACATGTACATGCCATTTAGATCCTGAACCTGTGCCACCTGAAGCGGCTACTGATGAATATCTTCCTACAGTACGACTTGCATCACCTACACCATTATGTGTTAATGCACCTACAGTAGTATTTATATCTTCAGCATCATATAAATTACTTACAAACTTACCGCCTGGTCTCTTTAACATACCCAAAGCATAGTCAGGGTATGTATTTATAGCATCTTTAAGTTGAGTGGGTACTTTTTTCTTATCTGGTTGTTGTGATATTCCATTTAAAAAATTTGGAATATGTTGTGAAATTGTACTCATCGTTGTAATGCAGCAAATGGTTGGTAGCTATTATGATAATCTTCGGCATCTTTCCATCCAAAGATTGAATAGTCACCTTGTGCGGTTTCGTATTCTAAAGCAGCAGCCTTAGTATTTAATTCGTTCTCTTGTAATAATGCGTATATAGCTTGATCACCAACCATTCTGACGGCACATAGTCTTGCTGCCTTGGCAGTAATATAAGCTTGTATAGCAGGTGGTACATCACTGAATTCCCAATACCATACAATATCACATGTCAATTCACGTGGATCATCCCCATCTTTCCATTCATATGTATGTTCATTCCTGTCATATAAGAAACCACCACGTCTTACAGGATTGAAATCATCATAATGTTGATACTTATATGTATCTATAGATAAAGCATTAGATGGATATTCAATTTTAAATGTAACAGCATCCGCTGTAAGTTTATAGTGACGTTCAATGTTGAAAGTCCAACCTTCAGCTTGTACAGTTTTATTAACTTCTCTTAATGTATTAAGAGCTATAGAAACTTCAGGGTTTTGTAGGTCAAGTGTGGTGACAGGAGCCTGTCCCACTGAGCTTAATATTTGATTAACAGCATCCAGTTCTGTGGACACAGCATAAGTAGGATAGGACATATGAATTTATGTGAATAAAAAAAAGGAGGGTCGTGAAACCCTCCCATGAATAATTTTAGGTAACGTTACATTCTTGTGTAGCGTAAGCGACTCT